ACTCACTACATGTACTTGCAGTGGTCCAAAATTGATGTTGGGCAGCCAGACTTTAGGGAATCAAACAGATTATTCTATATCTTCTGGGAAGCTTGTAAAGCGGATGTACGGTGTTACGGAATGTGTTATCTTAAGAACAGACGGTCAGGTTTCTCTTTCATGGCATCAGGCGAGACGGTTAATCAGGCAACAATATCCACAGATTCAAGATTTGGCATTTTATCAAAGTCAGGACCAGACGCCAAAAAGATGTTTACTGATAAGGTCGTACCCATTTCGGTTAATTACCCCTTCTTCTTCAAACCAATCCAGGACGGTATGGACAGGCCGAAGACAGAACTCGCGTACAGGGTACCCGCGTCAAAGTTTACCCGTAAGAAACTCGACACCAACGAACAACTTAAGGAGATCACCGGTCTCGATACAACGATCGACTGGAAGAACACCGGGGACAACTCGTACGATGGTGAGAAACTAAAACTACTAGTACACGATGAAAGTGGAAAGTGGGAAAAACCAACAAACATATTAAACAACTGGAGGGTAACTAAAACTTGTTTAAGATTAGGTTCTAAAGTAATAGGTAAGTGCATGATGGGTAGTACATCAAATGCTTTAGATAAAGGTGGTGATAATTTTAAAAAATTATATTATGATTCAGATGCCACAAAAAGAAACGCCAATGGACAAACTCGCTCAGGATTATATTCTTTGTTCATACCTATGGAATGGAACTACGAAGGATACATTGATTCTTATGGACTTCCTGTCTTCGAAACGCCTAACAAACCAACTAAAGGGCCTCAAGGTGAATTAATCGATACAGGTGTAATAGAATATTGGGAAAACGAAGTTGAAGGATTAAAGAGTGATCAAGACGGTTTAAATGAATATTATCGTCAGTTTCCAAGAACAGAGAATCATGCGTTTAGAGACGAAACAAAACAATCTTTATTTAATTTAACAAAGCTATACGAGCAAATAGATTACAATGAAGATGCACAAAGAAATGGCTTAGTAACTGTTGGCAGCTTTCAATGGAAAGACGGTGTTAAAGATAGCACTGTAGAATTTATGCCTAACAAAAGCGGTAGGTTTAAAATCAGTTGGGTTCCTAAGTTAGAAATGCAAAATAGAGTTAGATTAAAAAATGGTATAAAATATCCAGCAAATGATCACGTTGGTGCATTTGGATGTGATAGCTATGATATATCAGGAACTGTTGATGGCATAGGATCTAATGGGGCATTACATGGATTAACTAAATATTCAATGGAGGAAGCTCCTGCTAATAGTTTTTTCTTAGAATATGTTGCAAGACCTCAAACAGCTGAAATATTTTTTGAAGATGTACTAATGGCTTGCGTGTTTTACGGAATGCCTATATTAGTTGAGAACAATAAACCTCGACTTTTATATCATTTCAAAAGAAGAGGGTATCGAGGCTATTCAATGAATAGACCAGATAAAACTTATAATAAGCTTTCAATAACAGAAAAAGAAATTGGTGGAATACCAAACTCTTCAAACGACATAAAACAATCTCACGCTGCGGCTATAGAATCATACATAGAAAAATACGTGGGTAGAATAAATGACGGCTACGGAGATATGTATTTTAGCAGAACCCTAGAAGATTGGGTTAATTTTGATATAAATAACAGAACAAAGTTTGATGCGTCGATTAGTTCAGGTTTAGCTATTATGGCTTGCAACAAAAACCTTTATGCTCCAACGCAAGAAAGAAAAGTTAAAAGTATAAATCTTGGGATAAAAAGGTATGATAATAAAGGGCACAGATCTCAAATAATATAAATAAATGATTAATAAAGCTATAAAAAGTTCTTTTCCAAGCCAAGCGGTTAGCGATATAGAGAAAATGAGTGCTGAATACGGAGCACAAGTTGGTAGAGCTATAGAGCACGAGTGGTTTAATTCTAAAGACGGATACAACGGTAGGAGTGGGTCAGGTAGATATTCTACGTCTAGACAGTCTTTTCACTCTTTAAGATTATACGCTAGAGGAGAACAGTCTGTTAGAAAATATAAAGATGAATTATCTATCAATGGAGATTTATCTTACATGAACCTAGATTGGAAACCTGTGCCAATTATACCAAAGTTTGTTGATATTGTTGTTAACGGTATGGCAGATAGGTCATACGAAATAAAAGCTTATTCACAAGACCCTGCTTCAATACAAGAAAGAACAGATTATGTAACTAAGATAGCTGAGGATATGGCAGCTAAACCGTTTAACGACGCAGTTGCCGGACAATTAGGTATTGATATATACCAAACAGATCAAACCAAGTTACCCGAAACATCGGAAGAACTTGAAATACACATGCAGCTTGAATACAAGCAAGCAATTGAAGTTGCTGAAGAAGAAGCAATAAACAGTGTGTTTGATAAAAACAAATACGAATTAGTATCTAGACGTGTAAAAAGAGATTTAACCGTTATAGGTATTGGTGCTGCTAAAAGTTCATTTAACAAAGCAGAAGGTATTAAAGTAGAGTATGTAGATCCAGTTGATCTTGTATATTCAAATACAGATTCGCCTTACTTTGATGATATATATTATGTAGGTGAAGTAAAAGAAATATACACCAATGAGCTTAAGAAAGAATTTCCTGAGTTAACAGATGAGCAGTTGGAATCTTACCAAGGATACAATACATCTTATACAAACAGCGGGTATAACTCTAAATCAAATGAAAGCAATAGCATATCTGTTCTATATTTTGAATATAAGACCTATGCTACTCAAGTACATAAAATAAAGAAAACGTCTACCGGAGGTAGTAAGGCTATTGAAAAAAATGATACCTTTAATCCACCAGCTAATGATGACTTTGAAAAAGTTGATAGAGCTATAGAAGTAATATATGAAGGCGTTAAAGTTATAGGTAGTAGTGACATACTTAAGTGGGAACTTAAGAAAAATATGATAAGACCTAAAGCAGATACTACAAAAGCTCAAATGAGTTATGCTATCTGTGCACCTAGAATGTATGAAGGCAGAATAGAATCTTTAGTTAGTCGTATGACTAATTTTGCGGATATGATTCAACTGACACACTTAAAGTTACAACAAGTATTATCTAGAGTGGTACCTGACGGTGTTTATTTAGACGCTGATGCTTTAGCTGAAATAGATTTAGGTAACGGAACAAATTATAATCCTCAGGAAGCATTAAACATGTATTTCCAAACTGGTAGTGTTATTGGTAGATCAATGACGCAAGACGGTGATATGAACAGAGGAAGACTACCTATTACTGAATTAAATTCAAACGGTGGTAACAATAAAATAAACGCACTTATAAGTACATACAATTATTACTTACAAATGATGCGTGATGTAACTGGTTTAAACGAGGCTAGAGATGGCGGAATACCAGATAAGAATGCTTTAGTAGGTCTACAAAAAATGGCCGCAGCAAATTCTAACACAGCAACAAGGCACTTATTGCAATCAAGCTTGTATATAACCCTAACAATGGCAGAGTGTATTGCAATGCGTGTTTCTGATGTTATAGAATATTCACCGACTAAAGAGTCTTTTATAAAAACATTAGGTAAGTTCAATGTATCTACGCTAGAAGAAATGGCTAATCTGCATTTACATGATTTTGGTATATTCTTAGAATTAACACCAGATGAAGAAGAAAAAGCAAAGCTTGAAAACAATATACAAGTAGCCTTACAATCTGGTCAGATATATTTAGAGGACGCTATAGAAGTTAGAGAAGTGCGTAATATAAAATTAGCTAATCAGCTTCTTAAAATACGTAGAAAAAAGAAACAGCAATTAGATCAAGAGCAACAACAAAGAAACATTCAAGCTCAAACGCAATCTAATACACAATCAGCTCAAGCAGCAGCTCAGGCTGATATGCAAAAGCAACAAGCGCTAACAGAATCTAAAGCCCAGTTAGAGCAAATAAAAAATCAATTAGAAATAGCTAAGATGGAAAGAGAAGCAGCTATAAAGAAAGAATTGATGGAACACGAGTTTAATTTAAACATGCAACTACAAGAAATGCAGTTAAAGCAGGTAAATGACAAGGACAAGTTTAAAGAAGACCGTAAAGACGAAAGAACTAAAATACAAGCCTCACAGCAAAGTGAGCTCATAGATCAAAGAAAAAATAATGCGCCGCCCAAAAGTTTTGAATCCGCAGGAATGGATAACTTAGGTGGATTTGGTCTTGAGCAATTTGAACCAAGGTGATAAATTTTTAACTATTTAATTATATTATATTATGTCAGAACAAAACCAACCAATCGAAGAGGTTGTTGAAGACAACGTTGCTGAAACTAATGAAGCAGCGCAAACTGAAACACCTAAAGATGAAATCTCTTATAGAGAGATAAAAGAAGACGGGACTATTAAACTAGACCTAGGAAAATTAAAAGAATTTCAAACTAAAAACACAAATCAAGATGTACGGGAAAATGAAATCGTCAGCGAGAGCAACAACAAAGAAGAAAGTAGTAGCAAAAAAGAAAAAAAAGAAAGCAGCGGCGAAGAAGAAAGCATACTAGAAGAAGTATCTGATATTGAAGATACTCCAGTTGCAGTTCAAACTAATGAACCTGTTATTGAAGAAAAAGTAGAAGCTACACCTCAAAGAGCTTTACCAGAAAATATTGAAAACCTGGTTAAGTTTATGGAGGACACTGGCGGAAGCATAGAAGAATACGTTAGATTAAACGCTGACTATTCAAGCGTAGATGATACTGCGTTATTAAAAGAATATTACAAGTCAACGAAAAGTCATTTAGATAATGACGAAATAAGTTTTTTAATTGAAGATAACTTCTCATACGACGAGGATATTGACGATGAAAGAGATATTAGAAAAAAGAAGTTGACACTAAAAGAAGAAGTTGCAAAAGCTAAGAAATTTCTTAATGGTATGAAAGATGAGTATTACAAGGAAGTCAAGTTGGGTTCTAAGTTATCATCCGAACAGCAAGAAGCTATTAACTTTTACAATAAGTACAACCAAGAACAAGCTACCACTAGTGAGGTTCAAAAAAAACAGTACAAGCAATTTGAGCAAAGTACCAATAATGTTTTTAACGAAAATTTCAAAGGTTTTGATTTTAAAGTAGGAGACAAAAAATATAGGTATAATGTAAAGAATGCAGGTGATGTTAAGAATTACCAAAGCGACATATCTAATTTTGTGAGGGAGTTCCTCGACGAAAATGATATGATGAAAGACGCTAAAGGTTATCACAAAGCTTTATATGCAGGTAAAAATATTGATAAAATTGTATCACATTTTTATGAGCAAGGTAAAGCTGACGCTATAAAACAAACCGCTATTAATTCTAAAAATATTGATATGGGTGCTAGAACTAATAAACCAGTTGTAGAAGCCGGCGGAATGAAATTTAAGGTGTTAGGTGGAGAGAATAGTTCAAAGTTGAAATTTAAAATAAAAAAATAAACAACTTAAAAAAACAAACAAATGGGATTTAACACATCTACAGGATTAGGTGGATCATTTTCACTAACTCCTATGCCAAGTCCAACAGTAAGTGATAACAACTACTTAGACTTAGCAAACACTGCCAACCAAGGGTGGGCGCAACAATATTTACCTGAATTATACGCTGAAGAAGTTGAAAGATACGGAAACCGTACAATTGGTGGATTTTTACAAATGGTAGGCGCTGAAATGCCTATGGAATCTGATCAAGTAGTTTGGTCTGAACAAAATAGATTACATATTGCATATAAAAGTTCTGGAGCTGCTGGATCTGCTACTAGTATTGAAGTAGAAGCAAAAGCTAACAGTACTATATCTTTAGGGTCTTCTAATACTAACTCTTTAAGAGTAGGTAACACTGTTTTAGTAACAGACGCTGCTACAGGTCTTAAAACTGTTCAGTGTTATGTTTCAACTTCTACTGGAGTTGCTAGTGACGCTGGTACTGTTGATGCTACTTTATTACCTTATAAATTTGCTAGTTTATCTACTGCAGGTTTTGTTGATAATGAGCAATTAAACATATTTGTATATGGTTCTGAATTTGCTAAAGGTTCTGCTTCTATGGCAGGAGAGCTTAAGCCACAATTCCAAAAGTATGACAACAGACCAATTATCATTAAAGATCACTTTAAGATTTCTGGATCTGATACTGCTCAAATTGGATGGGTTGAAACAACTGATGAATCTGGACAAACTGGATATTCTTGGTATTTAAAAGCTGCTGGAGAAACTAGATTACGTTTTGAGGACTACTTAGAAACTTCTATGGTAGAATCTGTAAAGGGTATTCCTGGAACTTCTGTTGCTGATACTGCTATTGCAGACTCAGGAGATAGTTTTGGTACTGAAGGTTTATTTGCTGCTATTGAAACAAGAGGTAATGTATTTGAAGACTTAGCTTCTTTAGGAGACTTTGATCTTTTACTTAAAAATCTTGATAAGCAAGGTGCTATTGAAGAGAACATGTTATATACTAACCGTTCTTTAGCTCTTACTTTAGATGATATGGTTGCTGGATTAAACTCTAACTATCAAGGTGGTGCTTCTTTTGGTGTATTCCAAAACGATGCTGACATGGCATTAAACTTAGGTTTCTCTGCTTTCCGTAGAGGATCTTACGATTTCTACAAGTCAGACTGGAAATACTTAAACGATGCTGCTGCAAGAGGTGGTTTTGGAGATGTTTCAGGATGTTTAATTCCTGCTGGAACTTCTACCGTATATGACCAATCATTAGGTAAAAACATGAATCGTCCTTTCTTACACGTAAGATATAGAGCTTCACAAACTGATGACAGAAGATTAAAGTCTTGGGTTACTGGTTCTGTTGGATCTGCTTCTTACACTGGAGATGACGTAATGGAAGTACATTATTTATCTGAAAGATGTTTAGTAGTTCAAGGAGCTAATAACTTTGTGATGCTAAAAGAATCATAATATTAACCTTTAAAAACTAAATAAAAATGGAAAAATTTTTAATATTTATTGATGCAGCTGATGATGCTGCAATGTACCCGGTATCAAGAATTCAGTCTGTGACTGTTGCTGCTGATGCTACTATATTAATCAAATTTGCACCAGGTAGCCTCGGAGAAGGGCAAGCTGCTAGTGTTGACGTTGTTACTTTAACTTGTACAGCCAACAAAGAACTTAAAGTTTTCAAATCTATTGCTGATGCAATTGGGGGTAAAAGCTTTAAATCTAGTGGGTTTATAGTTGTAGCTGATGATGTAAACAGTTCATATGTTGATTCTGATATTACTGCTTGTGCTATAGCACTTGATGCATAATAACTAATGTAATATTACCCTCGTTATAATTACGGGGGTAATTATTACTCTTATACGACAATAGCCTGTTATTATATATATAAACTAGCTATCGTCACATTTTACAAACTATTAAATTATATTATATTATGGCAGCAAAAAAAGCGCCAGCAAAGAAAGTTGAGGTTGCTCCTCAGCAAAATGTAGTGGCTAAAGCCGCTCCAATAGTACAACAACCAGTTAAACCAAGCTGGGAAATAAAAGATAGGCAGTATTATCTAACTGCAATGAGCCCTTTAAGTTATGTATTAACTTCAAAATCTACACCTAGAAAACCATTATTATGGTTTGATGAAAGCGCAGGCTATAATAGGGAAATAAGATATGCTAGCAACCAAAGGTCTTGTTTTATAGATGAACAAGATGGTAATGTGATACTTGATCATATTATTTTTGAAGAAGGAGTACTTAATGTACCTAAAACAAATCAACCTTTGCAAAAACTTTTAAGTTTATATCATCCTAAAAAAGATTATATTTACACAGAAAGAGATGAAGTTGCTGAAGCAAAAGAAGATTTAGTGGATATTGAAACTGAAATGAAAGCTTTAAATACCGCAATGTCAATTGAAATAGATCAAGCTGAAGCTATACTTAGAGTAGAACTTGGCTCATCTGTTGATACAATGAGTTCTGCAGAGCTTAAAAGAGATTTATATATGTTTGCTAGATACAATCCAGTTTTGTTCTTAGAATTAGTAAATGACGATAATGTAATGCTTAGAAACCTAGCAATAAAAGCTAGCGAAATGGGTATTATAGCTTTATCTCAGGACCAAAGAACTTTTACCTGGGGTACAAACAATAAAAAATTGATGACAGTACCCTTCGATGAAAACCCGTATTCTGCATTTGCAGCTTACTTGAAAACAGACGAAGGAGTAGAAATCTTCAAATCAATAGAAAAAAAGTTAAAATAGTGTGATTATTATAAGTAGTGCATCTGCTTAATAGTGGCTGCACTACTATAATAAAAATAAAAATATGGCGATTGACGTAAACAAAGTATATACTACAGTTTTATCTATAATAAATAAAAAGGGTAGTGGTTATTTAACACCAGATAATTTTAATAAAATAGCTAAGGTAGTACAATTAGAATTACTAGACAGAGCCTTCTATGAATATAATAGAGCTGTAACAA